CTGCCGCTGGTGCTGCCGCTGGTGCTGCCGCTGGTGCTGCCGCTGGTGCTGCCGCTGGTGCTGCCGCTGGTGCTGCCGCTGGTGCTGCCGCTGGTGCTGCCGCCGCTGGCTTAGGACCTCTCCAACGAGGATCATCAGGTGTTAATCCCGCATTTGGATTACGTGCCTGTTCAGTGCCGCCGTTGGCACCGGAGCCGTCGTTGGCGGATAGCATGTCTTTTGAAGCGGCAATCTGGTCTGGTGTACGCAGTTCTTGCTCGTCTAGCTGTTTGAGTATATCTAAATAGTCGCGTAATGATTTCATATTATTTTCCAAAGTTAATTTTTGACATGATGTCTTTCATAGTATCTGTTTGGCTTTGTTGCGGAGCTTGGTTGCCGCTCATGCCTTTCATCATACCACTCATCATATCGCGTGGGTTCATTTGTCCACCAGGAAACTGTATGTTCTGATTAGGAACCTTATTGGCTAGTGTACCTATCTTACCTTGCATTTTAGTCATCATGCCTTGAGGATCTGAAAGGTCAAAATCTGTTTCTGTATCGTCGGCACCAAATGCTGGCAATTTAAAATTCATGCCTTTTGCTTGGGCCATTGCATCGCCATAGCTAGCGGGCTGTCCATTTATTGTGCCTGAACTGGTATTTGACTGTGTAAATTTAGTATTAGGATTTTTTTGAATATCACCAAGTTGTCCATGTATGCCTGCCATCATATTGTCAAAGTCAGGCATGCCGTTACCAGCTTCTTCAACTTCAACTTCAGGTTGTACTTGTCCTGGAACTCCAGCTAGACGTTTAATTGCCATTAGCTGATGCGAGTCGCCGTTACTACTATCCTTGGAATCGATAAACTTAATTATTTTCATTAATTCTTCAGGATGTGCTTGGCCAAATTCGCCGTCTTCAAATGCTTTCTTAACTTTAATTTTAACACGAGTTCCGCCTAGTGGGAAATTGTTTTCATCTCTATTATAGAAACCGCTAATGTATTTTAGCATACCTTGCAATCCAGAGTCAGCTGGATCTTCAAGACCGAATTGCGTAGGACTCATCCCACATTCTTCAATTGCGTCATGTAAGGTCATTTCTCTGTGGCCAAAGTCTAATTTAGTATCGCCTTTTGCGCCGGCCTTAACAGCCTTGGCAATTGCCATTTTAATACCTCGATGTGCCAAGTGTTTAGCTTGACTGTGTCCTGTATGTACAGCGCCGCTCTTATCTTTGATATTACCTGGAGTCTTTGTATAAGGGCCGTCAAACGGAGGATCTTCTTCAGTTTCTGCTACTGGAGCAGGTGCTGCAGCAGGAGGTGCTTCTGGAGCAGGTGCTGCAGCAGGAGGTGCTTCTGGAGCAGGTGCGGCTGGAGGCGCGGCTTCTGGAGCAGGAGGCGGTGCTTGTTCTTCTCCACTACCTGATCCAAAATCTAACTGTGCAGCAACTTCTGGATCTCTTTCTTGTACATAATCTTGTATAATTGAACGTACATCTAAGTTAGGATCTAAATCTTGTAATGCGGTAAAGAGATGATTTGTCAGCTCTGCTGAATCGTCACTTCCAAAGTCTGTTTGGTCAATAAAACCTTTTAATGTATCGACTGCTGATCCAGCAGGTAATTCTTGACTTAGTACTTCGCCATTAAACTTCTCTATAGCATTAGATTGAACTTGTGGATCTTTACTGAATAAACTGTCTTCCACATCGCCGCTATCAAATGCTTCGTCGTGAATGCGATTTATGAATGATTCGTAAGCGCCGTCAACATCTAACCCTTGTCCCGGGTTTAATGCTTCGTCTTTTAAGTTGCCTTCATCTTTAGCACGTTGTAGCATAGCGATACGATCTCCGTATCCTTTAGTACCAGATTTAATATTTGCGGCATCTGCTTTATCGCCATAGCTAGCATGTTTCAAATGCTTTAATGTAGTCTTGGCTTGATGGCTGTGAGGACTGTCTTCTTCATCTCCGACACTTTCACGTTCCATACGATCATTATAATCGTTTGCCATTCTTTCGTCTTTATCAGCTAATGCCTTAAGTCTTGCTTTAGCAGATTCGTCGCCGGCTTTAGCTTTTCTTTCTAAATCTGCTTTCTGACTAGCTTTTAATTCTCTGCGATGTTGAGCGTCCACTGAGTTTGGATTATAACCGTCACCTAAAATATCATCAACACCAAGTTCTAAAACTTCTAACTGTGACTCATCTACAAACTTATAAATGTATGGGAATACTGATTTTAATTCTTCGTTGAATGTGCGTACTGTTAATCTATCAATTAAATCATTCTGTATTTCTTCAGGAATCATCTGCTCCTCAGTTGCTTCGAATGATTCAACAAATGACTCATAATATGCCGCACGTTGTAGCTTGTGAATAGTTTCTTTAATTTGTTCAATGCGGTCAATAACTTTACCTGTTACAGTTCCCATTGCTTCACTAATCTGATCCTGACGGCTAACATAGCCTTTAAACTTGCGTAGGTGTGCTAGTTCTTCGCTTAGACTGCTAATGTGTTTACCAATAGGATCGTAAGGAGTACCGCCATGTTTAATGTGTTCTGCTAAGGCGCGAGCACCATTTAAATGTTTGAAAGGATATTTAAAACGTTCACCATCTGCGTTTTCAATGTAAATGCTTTCAATATGCATTGTACGTCCAGCGGCCAGTTCTAAGTTAACTGGTGCTGTGTGTTTGACAACTAGTCTAGCGTTCTCGCCCAGGTCTTGGTAGCTAATTTTATTAGTACCGTACATCTTGCTTTCCATCATAGGTTCTTCCTTGCGTTTTGCTTGAAATCCGTAATCACGTTTATCCAATTCGCTCTTGCCAATATTTTGTACATCGAAGTTTAGTAAACGATTTCTAGCAAATTTTCTAAATCCGCGGATAAAGCGATATGCTCCGCCGTGAATGTCGTTGTTGTTGTCTACTAAGTCGCCGCCGATTTGTACGACAACTCCGTCGTCAGAGTCTAAAGTAATAGCAATAGTTCCTAGGGTTTTACCAGCTTCTTTGTATTGAAATTCAAAGAATCTAGCCTTAGGAATATCTTCCTTTTTACTTAATACATTGCCTTCTTCATCCCCGAATTCAATGTCAGAAAATCGGGTTTGTATCTTTCCGTAAAGGTCTTGAGCTATTTTATCTAAATTGGCGTTCATGATATATTTATGCTACATTAGAAGAAATGAATATAGGCATGGGTGCTTCCCAGTCGTCATCCATTCTACCGTCTACGCTCAGCAGATCAAATACTGCTGGATCCCAATCTGCTAAAATTACGCTCATTCTTATGACTAATAGCAGGGATGAAACCAGGTCGTCGTGCTGACCTGTTTTGGCTTTAAAACTTACGCCAGAGGCAATAAATGTTTTAAGTTCGCTGATTAAAGGCTTGCTGTTCAGTTTCATTTTATCTTGTTCGATTAAAAACTTCAATCGACTACAAGCAGAAATCTTACTGCCAAACGTGGTATTAAACCCTTTTCTAAACTTGCGAACATGTCCTTTACGTACCGGCTCGCTAACAAATAATCCTGGAAAAGTTTCCTCTCCCAAGTCGGCAATTACAATCAAAGCACTTTCGCCCACAGTGTTATTCTCAACACTCCAGTAAATGCTGTTAGGATATCCTTCACCAATTTCAGCATCAATATACTTTAAAATGTCTCTGAATATCTTAACTTGCCCTTGGATTTGTGTCAGATTGTGTTGCCATTCTCCAACTTGTTCCATACTAGGTAATTCAAATACTTCGATAGCGGCATAGTCTCCGCCTGTGCCTAAACTAGGATCTAATCCTATTAGATACAAATTTCCAGGAGTTGGCTTCTTATACCAACGTACTTGTCCTAATCGTTCTTTGGGTTCTCGACCTACTAGTTCGCTTAGTTTAATACTGTTAACTAAGGTCTCGTCATAGACTAAGAATTCGCAACCGTATTCACGACGGAAGCGTTCTTCCCCAATACGACCCATCTCAGTTTTTCGCCAATCGTCATCACGATCTGGATGTTCATGCCACTCTGCACGGAATCCGTGGAATCCGTTACGGCCTAAGCCGTCTGTACTTTCGTTACCGTGTTCATCAAATTTGTCTTGGCTTTCTTTCCAAACGTTGGCAAAGGTATCTTCGTCACTGTTCGGTGTACTTGTAATAATTGCGCGGCCACCAGTTGCCAGTGTTGGCGATATTGAGGTCCAAAATTCTTCAGCAATGTTAGGTTGTACAAAGGCAAACTCGTCGCAATATAGTAAGGATATTGACATACCACGGCCTGTTGTGCCGGTAGTTGTCTGACTTACAATACGCGATCCGTTATCAAATTCTATACTGCCTTTATTGTAGCTAACTACCCCGCAACGTATGTGATTAGGGCAAAGTTCGTATCCGTAACGAATACGTTGCATAATTTCCTGAGCACCTGTATATTTGTGGGCCGCTACTAGAATAGTTTGATCTGGATGGAACATAGCAAACCATAACAAATATGCACTAGCACACGTTGTCTTGCCGCTTTGTCGAGGTAACATATTAATGTTAAATCGGAAATCGTGATAACTGTGTAGCAACCCTTCTTGATATTCATACGGCTCGAATAATAATTTGCCTTTGACAGGGTGTTGAATGTAGAAAAAATTCTGTGCGAAATGTAAGTAACCTGTATCGCTATTAGAACAGGCTAATAAGTCCTGAACTGCCTGTTCGGAGAAGGTTTCTTTTGTGTGCGCCTTTTTAGTTAGTACGCCGTCTAAACTTTTTGCCATATACTTATTTACATAAAAAAAGCACCCCAGAGGGTGCTTTTAGGTAGAGTCTTAATCACGCTAACTTTACTATTATTGTTTTGGAAAGCGCGGTTCTTCTGGACGGCGTGCAGCATTTGCTTGTGCCGCTCTGTCACGCAGGCTACCTGGACGAGTGTTAGGATTTCCAGGTGCTGTTTGTCTACTAATGGTAGGATTGCCAACAACTGCGGCACTAGGAACTTCAGGAGTCTTCATCGGACCTTGTTCTGGCTTGGTTGCAGCTTTTACTTTATACTTGCCACAATATTTAAAAGTTTTAATACCCTTCTTACGGGCAATTTCGATGGCTTTTTCTTTGCTACCCGCTTTAATTTCTGGAATGCCGCCGGCTTCTTTAATGACATCTGTTCCAGCAATTTCTCTCATACGGTCAATTCCTTCTGTACTAGGAATCAATTGCTCGTCTTCTTTAACTGGAGCAAACGTTGGTTTACCGTCTGGCGTTACTACACTGCCGGTTCCCATGCCTGGAGCATTGAACCATGGATCACTTGTCTTCCCGCCTTGTTCTGGAACATTGACAATCTGGCACCAATCAAACTCAGGGCACTCTGCTTTCCTGGCCATAGCATACGCGGCATTGAATGTTTTTTGTGCCATAATCTGTGCTTTAACTTCTGGACCACATTTTTCTTCTGGACTAGGAGTCGGTTCAGGGACAACGTCTGGTAACGGTTCTGGTTTAATATCAGGTTGATCTGCTACAGGAGTTACTACTGGTTCTTCTGGTTTGTTATCTGGAGTTGGAGCAGGAGTCGGTGCTGGTGCGTCTGCGGGGCCGTACTTAACGTTCCAGATTTCTCCCGAGCCACTGCGAACAACGTTACCTTCGCCGTCAGTCATAGCTGATAAGATTTTTTGACCATTGCGTGGATCAATATCGCCAATTTTAAGATCTTCGGTTAATTGCGATGGATTAATAGCTTCTAGTTTTGCTACCAGAGCGCGGTATTGGTCTACTGCTGATGTCATATTATCTTCCTTTAACTTCCTGGTAGTGTTGTGATAAACGATCAATTAATGTTTCACGTAAACCATTACTGCCTGATATCGACACACCGTGACGACCCATCATACCTTTACTGGCTAAATCATTGCCTGTTGGGAGTACATCTTTAACAGGTTTAATTTCAGTATTTGGTTGTGTAGTTGCAACGCCAAAGCCACCATCGAATGTTTCATCCGCAAATGGTAATTCGATTTCGCCTACGTCCCCCGGGGCACCAATAATTAATTCGTCACCTGGCATGTCAATTTCGTCAGAGCCGTTGCCATTTTCTATGTTGCCTAAAATATCCATTAGATCGCGGATTCCGCCTGCGCCGCTTCCGTTAATGCTAACGTTCATTGTTAGTGAATCGCTTTGCTTAGGTGCGCTGTGCATCATGTCGCCTGGCATGTCCATGCCACACTCTTCAACAGCGCCGGGCATCATGCCGTCGCCGCATTCTTCTACTGGAACTTCTGGGCCGCTAGGAGGAGCCATCTGGGCACCTTCTTCGATAGCTGTCATTTTAGCAATTAGTGATTTTAAATCCATTTTATTTTCCTTTTTTCTTAGCTTTTTCAGCAGGAACAGATTTAGCTAGAATTTCATCATTAACGCCTTTATACTGTGTAAGTCCCTGGTGACCAACTTTGTTTAATTCTTTTAACATGCCCATTACATGTTTCTCGCCTACAAGTTTTTGTCCTTCTGTATTGGCTTCGTAATCTTTTGACAACAAAGATTCTCCAGATTTTTCGTTATGTTCATGGTTAAGGGCAAGTTCTGCTTCCTCATGAATATTACGTACACGGATCTTTTCTACAACAACATGCAACTTATTAGCAACTGCTTCACGAACTTGAACACTGTTTGCTGGATAGCCAAGAGTAACATTAAAAATTGTTACACCAACATTTTCCAGCTGTGGAAAGTCTGTTTGCTTTTCTGTAATAGGAACTCCCTTGCCTTTTGAGCAAGATTCAACTTTATAGGTCGATAGTGCTTCTTTAATTTTAGGAACGCAGTCCTTCGGGCAATCGCCTGCGATTTTAATTTTAAATTCGTAGACTCGTTTGCTTTCTGTTAAGTATTCTGTAAATGATTTCATGTTATGATCCTGATAGTATATTTATTACATCTTCTTAAGTTTTTCAAGTAACGAATTGCGATCTGTAATAATTACGCCTTCGCCGTGTAAACTAACACTATCGTCACCGCTATTAGCATCTTGATCAAGTTTGGCTTTCTTAATCTGAAGTTCTATCATCTTGAGTTTTTTGTCTAATTTGGCACTTTTTGCGTCGATTGCGTTTTTTAGCATACTACTGGCAACTTCAAATAGCCTGCTACTGTAACGTGCTTCTACATTCATGCCTAAGTCCATAATGTCGTCGTAAGCATCGACTGCTTTCTTAGCAAGCTCATCCAGTTCGCCATCTGCCAAATCGCCTAGCCCTTTTACTTGCGGTAAAGCGGCGGCAATTTTGTCAAATTCCGACATATCTCGCAAGAAAGCTTCGGGTTTTTCTTTTTCAGCTTTTAGCTTTTTCTTTTCTTCCTGCTTAATAACTTCTTTGCTAGCAGGCAGGTTTAAGATTTCTTCAAGTTTTTTAGTCATACAATACTTATCCTTAGACTTGGCTGAAGATATCATTTTCGTTAAGAATTCTGAACTTTATACCCTGTTGTTTACACCAAATTGAAGCGGCCGCCCACTTGGCTTGATTCTTAACAAACTGTGCTTGATTGTATTTGTTTTTGCCCACACGTTCCAAAATTGTCTGGCTTGCGGGCTTAATTTCGATAAGTTCAACATTCATTCTGTTTTTCTTATCTACATATTGTATGAAAAAATCCGGTACATAAACTGTTTGCTTGCCAGTTAACGGATCCCTATAAGGTATTTGTATAGCTTCGCTTGCCCATTTTTGTACACTTTCATTAGTGTCACAAAAGCGCATAAAACTCCATTCCCAACTGCTACGATATGTAGGAATTTTATTTCCTACATATTTGTCAGGGCGAGTCATGGTAAATTTACCCTGGGCAAATTTGCTAGCCATCTTAGACTAAGATGTTTCTAGATTCGTATGTATCAGAAATATTAGATATTCTAAAACCTAGTAAACTAACCTTCTCTCTATAAGAATTTAATATTTGCGCCACTACTTGACTCAACTGTACATCTGTAAGTTTTTTTAAACTATCTACTAGTTCAAATACATTTATATTATCTAATCTTGCCTGGTTGAGCAAGACAATGCCCGTGCTTCTTGCGCTGTCAGTGTCAAAGCCGTTTTTTAAGAAAAATCCCACAACTGCATCAATTTGATTACTAGGAAATGTAACTTCGTGTACAAAGAATTTGTCAAAAAATCTTCTTACATCTTCGGGATAAGCAGGTGCTTCAATGGGCAAATTGATAATCATAAATTAAAAACCTAAATTTAATGGCAATGCCTGTATCGATCCGATAACAGAGCTTGCCTTGCTTAACGGAAAAGCAATACCTTGTAGACCGCTCACACCTTGCTGAGCACTTTGTATAATATTACTAACACCTGCAGTTCCTGCTGACGGCAACGATTTTGTATTCTGATAGGTATTAATACTAGTACTAGTATTATCTAAAACTTCGTAAGGACTTATTCTTGGATTGTTAGGATCTCCAAAACTAGGACTTGCTGTTTGGTTACCCTGTCCGGATAGTGGACTCGGTGTCTGATCATAATGTTCTCGACCAAAACCTTCAACTGACTCTGTATTTACAAGACCGTTACCATACTCGATAGCCTCGTATGCCAATCCCATAGAGTTATCGTGGATTCCGCCCTGGGCATAATCGACTTTATTGTGCGACCACGATGTGATAACAGGATTAATTAACCTGTAGCTGACATACTCGTGGCGTGCCATTTGATAAATTGTAATATAATTAAAAAATGGAATGTTACTGCCATTGTCTAGACCATACGGAGCAACAATACTGCCTGAATTTTTTGTAGCATTTTTGTTATATGCGCCTCGATTTTTAGCACTGGTACTATCTGCGTAGTAGTAACTATAATAGTTTTGCCACAATTGATTAATAACTCCCATATTATCGTCATGGAATGTTGCTGAAATATCTTTTGTCTTATGGCCTGTTTGTACACGTTTTTTTCTATTATACTGATTTAATGTTTCTATACTCATTTCATAGCCAGGTAAGTCTATAGATTTAACTAGCATACCTATTTCATTTTTGTGCCGCTGTACAAGATTAATGTCTTTACAAGCTGCAGAATTAATGCCGAATGCAACATGAAATAAGAATTTATGCTTAGGGGCTAATCTAAATTGATCGTCCGTAAACAAGCGGGCCGCATGTTGTTGATCTCTCAACGTAGTAACCGGATTTGAACTTAAAAATGGAGTAGGTGTAAATGCCATACTAATATTTATTCTATAAATTAACTACGCAGTTAACGAATACAGGTAAAAACGCCCACCTAAGTGGGCTATTTTATTAAACTCTGTTACCAGCGCCAGTAGCCGCTGTACCTTGTGCTCTGTTACTTGGAGCTGCAGCGCCACCTGAGGTTTGGATACAATTATCTGGTTGAATAGTCAAGTCAATTGTTAAAATGTCTTGAGCGCCATACCCTAATGCGTTATAGTTGGCAGCTTGAACATAGCAACCGTAACATTCCCATGTTTCTAAAATTGCTGGAGTATTGGCGCCATTACCGCCATCTAACATTTCAATACGCATTAAGAATTTATAGTCGCCGCCTGCGGCTGCACTACTTTGTTCAAAGAAGTCATATTGCTTTTGCATCTGTTCGCCAACTAATTTACTTACAGCACCTGTTACATCATCACGTAATTTAATACTGAATGTATTCCACTTTGGACGTCCTGCGTAGTGGATAGTCGAATTATACACCATGATTGTTTGGTCATCAAAGCTGACGTTTGGACGTGCAGCTTCACTGACTTGCTTAGTCATTTCTGTTGTAGGAGTGCTAACACCAAAGTTTTCAAACATGATACGAAATCTGTACTTTAACTTTGGCATCAACATGCCTTGTGAGCTAGCACTTTGGTCAGATGCTAGCGGAACTGTGAATTTTGATAAACTTGCGATTGCCATTTGTATGCTCCGTTAATTTTAACCTAGTGCCTTAATTTCGCCAGTGTTCTTCAAGCGCAATGGAATATAGATAAATTCAACTGCCTTAACTGGTTCAATCGCCACGTCTAGATATAGTTCACTACGATCGATTCTCGATGGTGTGTTATTGCTTGTATCGCAAACTACGATGTAGTCATACAATGCTCGCTGACCTACTAGTTCTAATAATAGATTTTCTGCCGCACCTTTGATTTCATCTCGTGTAATCTTGTCATTCGGTTCAAACACATATGGCTTAGCCAACTGTGCGAACTGACGGCGTAGGTAAATTACCAAACGTGCTACGTTGATACGATCCAAAGCACTAGCGTTTTTAGCACGAGTGTACTGGCCGTAGTTAACAAGACCTGTTCCTGTAATGAATGTTAATGGGTTAACTTTAACACTAGCTAACGTATCACGCTGTCCGGTATTCAATGCTACTGACTGGAATTCGCCTTCAGTAGTGATATAACCGACTGCTGTGGCGTTAGTAATACCACCACGACGTGTTCCTGCTGGAGCAAACCATGGATAGCTAACTTGGTCGCTTAGAGCAATTGTGCGTAGCATCATGTGACTTGGAGGAACAACAACGTTATTGCCAATGTTGTCACTTGTGTAGCCCCATGGATAGAAACAACCCAAGTACTCGTCAAAACTTACTGCGCCCTTGTCGTTGTCTTCTAAGGCACCTCTGACGTTATTACCCCAGTTGCTCAATGAAGTAGCATCTGGTGTTAAACGTGCTGGAGTATCGCCAACAACAAACGATGTTAGACCGCGATCGTAATTCAAGCTAATCATTTCGCCAATTAACTCTGGGTAACCTGGACAAGCCATTAAGTTGAATACGCGGCTTTCTTCGTCGCGAATTTGTTGATTGCTGTTAACAAGAGCTTGTAACGCTTGGATAATAACTCGACGCTGTGCGTTATGGCCGAATGTGCCAGATCCGTCTTCTTGATTAGCGGCCACGCTAATCCAACGATGCGGATAGTACGTGTTCATTAATTCGTCATTATATCTACGGTTAGGGCCGCCGTTAGTATCAACATAGTTGTATACAAATTTCTTAACGTTAAATCCGCTTCTACGCAAGTTCCATAGTAACATGCCACGTGGATATAGTGCTGGATCTGGTGCGTCAAAATCTAAGAAATCACTAGTTAGTAACTGTTGAATTGTTGCTGGATTCCCGTCAATTGATCCGGCTTCTGTACTAGGTTCAATTTTCCAGCGAGCATCTCTGAATACAATTCCCTCGTCTGTTGTTTGATCACTAGAGTTAACTAAAATCCACTTTTGTGTGGCTAAGTTGTAACGATAAATTCTTGGATAGTTTTCTAGGTCACTAGTATCAATCCATAAGTCTCCGTTAACTAATGCTGTGCCGTCACTTTGTGTTTTTGGCTTAGTAGCAGTTACTTGCGGACCATTTGGGTCTGTTTTTTGTGATGCTGTAGCATTGTAATACGGACTATTAAATGTAGTTACTCCGTCTCCTTGGAATTGATATCCAACCCAAGTACGTCCGTTGTGAACCATAATATCAACTTCGTCAACAATACTATTGTACCATAACTGACCATCTACGGCAATATTTGTTGGAGCACTTGGTGTTGGGATAGCAAACCCGGTTGTGCCGCCTGCGCTCCATTGTGTAGCAGTAATAGTTACGCCAACGTCGCCAAAAATTGTAGCATCAAAGCCTGTGCCAGTCATTGCAGATAAGTTAAAGTCGCCGCCTAGTGCGTGAGTGATAGTAACAAATCCAGTTGTACCATTTGCTTCAGCAGTAACGTTGGTCATGCCTGCTAAGTTAATAGCTGCAGCAAAGTTAGTGCCTGTTGTTACCGCACTTGCGTTTAGCGCAAATGAAATTGTTCCGGAAGTTCCCCATGCTGTAGAACCTTTTAAACTTTCTTTTAGAACAAATGTAGCATTGCCAGTTGTACCAGAAATTGCAACAGTTTGTTGTAAAATAGTTGGGCCTACACTTGCTCTAGCATATAGTTTAAAGTAACCTTGCTGTGTCAATGAGCCCGAAGTATTGTATTGTACATAAGAAGCACCGATTGGTAGATTAGTTCCGCCGCCAGCAAGATCAAGTCCAGCTAAAGCTGACTTACCATCGGCATATAATGGAGTGGTTTGTTCTCCCCATGCAAGAATATCAGAATTAAATTTCTTTAAAACCCAATTAGCACCTAAGTTAGGTGTTGTTGTTTTGATCCATACACTACCTGTAGGAGCATTATCATCTGCTGTTTTCCACTGTGGAACATCAGTGTGTGGGCTGATTTTTGTTAAAACATTTCCAGCCCAAGCATCGTTCCAAGCCGTTGTACCAACGATAGACCAAGCGCCGCCTGTTGATTTAAACCAGAATGTAATATCTGTGGTTACAGCAACTACCGCGTAGTCGCCTGGTAAGCCAATACTAGCACGTGGTGCTGGGTAAGTTTGACCCATATCTGCTATTTTAGTTGTATCCGTAATAACTACTGGAACTTTGTTAGCAAATGATTGTGTAGTTGCGTTCCACTCAAAAATACCAAAGTATGAACTTGCTGTGTCGAGCCAATAAGTGCCGTTATCTGGATCGCTAGTTGGAGCGTCAGCTAACGGATCTAGTTGACCCAAATCAATGTTTGCGCGAACTACGTAAGCACGATTGCTTACACCTAAAAAGCTGTAGGCAGCTTGTAGTCCGTATTCGTTTTGTTCGCCAGCATGTACTGGGTTGTTGTTTGCGTCAGTTTTAAATATTGGTGTACCAAAAGTGTCGCCAAGATCTTTCTGACTTGTTAGCAAGTATACTTCTCCTGCTTTGCCAGCAGTAGTGCCAAGTGCTGTTCCAGTGCTCGAGCTGTTTTGTTTATTTTCAGCGGAAGCAACGATAATTAGGGGTACGGTTCCGGCAGCGGCTGGTGTATAAAAACTTTCGTCTATAACGCTAACGCTTACGCCTGGTGAACTTAATTGAGCCATTTGTTAATCTCCATGAATACTATTCCTAATTGTATTTAGTGGATTTTAGTGTTTCCTAGCTCAAATGGCATCGAGAAAAGGTTCTGAAAAGGCTTAAATAATTGTATGAGACCCTTATGCGACTGCGGCCGTGGCCCTGTGTCTATTAATTACTATAAATTAGGTAAACCTTTTTATCGTAGTCAGTGCGGGTCTTGTTTACGTGGTGTGAAAATAGCCAGGTGGCAACACGCTGGTTACAAAATGAAAAACACCTGCGATAAATGCGGATTTAAGAGCCCGCATAAAGAGGTGTTTAGTGTGTTTCACGTGGACGGCGATTTAAACAACTGCCGGCCGACAAATTTAAAAACCGTGTGTTCTAACTGCGTTCGAGTCCTACATAAAGAAGGGATTCGTTGGCGTCAAGGGGATCTGACACCAGACCTTTGACTTGTACAAACAAGTCGTCGATGCTGCCGTTATTGTCAAAAACCTGGTCAAATTTAGTGCCTACCCAAGCAGTTTCACTGGCATGGATCTTGAGTCGTTTCATGCGTTCACTGCTGAGAGCATAATTCATATTTTTATCACCGGCGTTCATGTTTACAGCGTCTTGATACCAGATAGGTTCAGGACCACGAACTACTCGGACTACAATTCCACCTGCATTTTTAATTGATTTGATTTCGTTAGGGAAACGACAGTCACTAATAACAATGTCGTCTTTACTGTTGCGTAGCTTGTTTTCTAAACTTGCAATCCAAATATCGTCGTGAAATGCTCTCCGACAAACTTCAGTTCCCCAGTACTGTAAGATCCAACGTGGGGTTAAATTGGGCATGTTCAAACGCTCACTCCACCAAGGATCTACTTGTTCGCGCCATTCACGAGCTTGTTTAGTACGACCTTCCAGCATGGTTCTATCCCAACCGAACACTTGGGATACAGCATCTTTTAAACTGTTGGCAAAACTTTCTCGTCTAAACCCGTGAAAATTAGTAAGATAATCGGCAACAGTATCTTTGCCCGATCCAATAAAACCGCATACACCTATAATCATAGCACCTCCGCAGATATGCTAGTATATAACACTTTTATTACAAGGTCAATAGCTTTTTAGCCGATTACAAATGTTAACGGTGTTCCGCCTGGAACCATATCGTTTATTTCTTTTTCCAAAGTAACAATTTCTTCTTTGCCTGCAGCCAAAAGTGCTGTACCATTTAAAGTAATGGCGCTGCCTGGCCCAGCAATACTTCCAAACTTGCTACGTGCTTCTCCTAGCTGTAATTTACATACTGCTAGAGTATAATCGTATAACCATTGTTTTGCGTACATGTCTTGTAGCAAAACAAAATCTGGACGATAGTTGTGTGTTCTTAGTAAGACCTGTTCGCCCTGAGCAAATGGTCGTTGTAGAATTGTCATAATATGATTAGTCGGATTGAATTTAAATTCGATAAATGCTCCAAACATTTTACCCACTAATTTCTGATATCCGGCAAACAATTCGTATGTTGCTAAGCCGCCCATGGCACTTCCACTCAATAAGTATGTATTGGTGTAGGCCAAGTTAAACGGTTCAAACAATGTTCCGCCTGCGCCAAGGCCGCTACGTGAACCTACCGCACGTCTAAAAATACTCTGTACTGTAATAATTTCGTTAGGTAAGCGATAATCGTTAGTATCTTGTATTAATTCAAGAAACATATAGCTTTCTTCAACAGCATTACTACTGCGTTGTCTGAACTTAGTAATTGCCCTGTTAAGTGCTATTTCGTAATGGTTAGGGTCTAGTTCAACTTCAATCATGCCGTCGCCCAGCATGGCTTTAACGTAGTCAAATACTGCGTTACGTTCTTTTGTACTATCAGATTGCCCCGGATCTTGTGGGTAAATATCGGCCATATTAAGTTCTCCAAGTATATTTAGCTGGCGATAAATATCATTATGCCACGATTATCCTTATACAAACCCGAACGAGGGCTAGACTACAAGTTTATAGATCGACAGATTTCTGAGATGTTTCAGGCTGGCGGTACAGACGTGTATCTACACAAATACCAAGGACCTAAAAATCCAACTGAAGGTACTGCTGATCAGCCTATCTATAACGCTGTTAAAGAAACTAATATACAAGATTTATTGTTTCTTGAAAATAGAGATCGCAAGTACGACGAAGAAATTTACCGTATTCGTGGCTTATACAATGTACAAAACATTGATTTTAATCTAAGTCAGTTTGGACTTTTCATTGACAACGACACGTTGTTTATGACTGTACATATTAACGATTTTATCAAATATATCGGTCGTAAACCACTGAGTGGTGATGTAATTGAACTACCACACTTGAGAGATCAATTTGCGTTAAACGAGTTTGATATTGCTCTTCCACGCTACTATGTTATTGAAGACGTGGGTCGTGCTAGTGAAGGATTCAGTAGTACATGGTTTCCACATTTATACAGATTAAAACTTAAAAAGATTACAGATGCTCAACAATTTGCTGACATTTTAGATAAACCAGCAGTTGATGCTAATGGTGATCCTTCTAATCAAACATTACGAGAATTGTTAAGTACGCATAACAAAGAATTAGAAATTAACGATTCAGTTATTCTTCAAGCAGAAGTTGACGCACCTAAGAGCGGATATGAAACTAGACAGTTCTATACACTAGCAGTCGATCCTAATACTGGAAAAGCTGTTTTAGAAACTGCGGACCAAACAACATTAGACGCAAGTAATATTTCAAACACTAACGTTAGTTCAAATAACGGAGTGCCAGCTCGCTCGGGATATACTGGCTATTTGGTAGGAGACGGTTTCCCCACTAACGGTTACGATTTTGGTCATGGGATACAGTTTCCAATACAAGCTGTTCAGGATGATTTCTTTTTACGCACTGATTTCTTGCCTAATAGACTGTTCCGATTCGATGGTACAAAGTGGATTAAAGTTGAAGATGCTGTACGTATGACAATGACCAATGATGACCAACGTCAAACATTGAAGACTAGTTTTATTAATAATGACGAATTTATCTACAACGATATGTTTATTAGTGACTTTGTACAAATTGCCGCTAATGCTACTGTCATCGATACTACTATTAACTATGCGGATGTTAATCTTACATTAGCCAAGTTCCTTGCGCTAAAATTCGAATTGAAAGAAAGCGGATATCCAACTTCAGTGTCTTCAGTTCCGGCAGACCCTCTGACAGATTACAGTACTATACTAAGCGACAATGTTGGCAAACTTAGAATTACAATGCCAATTATAAACGAAATACAACAGGCAATTCCAAAAGCAGGATTGTGGAGAGTTAGTTTATGTGCTAACAGAGATCCAGTACGCCAGAGTCTTAGCAAGGCACTTAAACCTAGGGCAGATCTATAATGCAACATTTTTACGACGGACAAATAAGACGATATTTGACTCAGACAATCCGTGTCCTGAGCAACTTTGTAGTCAAGTATGGAGACGGTACTCTCGTACGTATTCCAGTTATGTACGGGGACGCTGATAGGCAAGTTGCCAATATTGTACGAAACAATAGTGAAAATAAAATTAATAGCGTTCCTAGAATTAGTGTATACATAACCGGATTAGATATGGACAAGGAACGACTAGGCGACTCTAGTTATATTGGAAAAATGAATTTTAGAGAACGTAGTGTTGATGACACTGGAACGTACACCCAAGGGCAGGGTCGAAACTATACAGTTGAAAGGTTAATGCCCACTCCATTTAAACTGACAATGAAGGTAGATATTTGGACCGCTAACACAGATCAAAAGTTACAAGTATTAGAACAAATGTTAGTTTTATTTAACCCTAGTTTAGAAATTCAAACAACTGACAACTATATCGACTGGACAAGCCTTAGCGTATTAAATTTAGGAACAGTTAACTGGTCTAGTAAAGCAGTTCCAGTTGGTACAGACACGCCCATTGACGTTGCTACGCTTACACTAGATACTCCTATTTGGATTAGTCCGCCTGTTAAGGTCAAACATCTTGGCGTTATTACTAGTATCATTAATAATATCTATCAAAATTCTAATACAGATGCCGAGTCGTATATTAACGGATTAGGTCAACCTATGATAGGAGACACGGTAACTTTGGAAACTGCCTTGTCAAGAGACAAAATTAGTATTACTAATAACCTTATCCTAGTATATAATAGTCAAGCAATACTTTTAAAATCCAACGAAGGATTTACTCCAAGAGAACCAACTTTAGAAATTCCTCAACGTAATGGTGCTCCTATTAGATGGGAAGATCTATTTGTTAGCTGGCCGGGAAAGTTTGTTGCCGGGTCTAGTAGATTATTTTTAGAACAAAAAAACGGAACATACGTTATTGGAACGATAGCTGTAAATCCGCTAGACGATACACTTTTAAATATTGTATGGGATGCTGATACTCTAGTATCTGATTACTTAATAAATTCTGCTGGTATTATTAAAGAGTTTGATGAAACAGGCTACAATGCTGGACCCAATTATAGAACTCGTAGTCCGGGTACTTTTGACGCTATTATAGATCCGCAGTTAAAAGGTCCGCGAGGCAGTGGCTTACCCAACCCAACTTCGGGTATGCGGTATCTTATTATTGAGGACATAGGCGATACAGGAAATACAGACGGTGCCGATGCTTGGAAAGGTGACGATGACAGCGACTTAATAGCTAAAGCCAACGATATCATCGAGTGGAACGGCACCAAGTGGATTGTTATTTTTAATGCAGCCTTTGCTCAAGAAGAAGACTGGATGGTGTGGCAAACGAATATATATACAGGCGTTCAGTACTTGTGGAACGGCGTTATGTGGATTAAATCGTTTGAAGGCGAGTATGGACCAGGAACATGGAGAATAGAACTGTAACAGATAAAATTGTGTGTAGTGGCGCATTAGTATACGCTAAGTCAACTCACAGATTTTTATTGTTACAAAAAGCTCATGGTAAACATTCTGGCACCTGGGGACTTGTTGGTGGTACAAACCACGAAGACGAAAATCCCTGGCAAGGTTTACAGCGAGAAGTACAAGAAGAAATAGGCGCAATACCTAAAATCTTAAAGACAATTCCTTTAGAAACTTTTGTCAGCAACGATACAGTTTTTAATTTCCACACCTACTTGTGCGTAGTTGAAAAAGAATTCCTACCAACCTTAAGCGATGAACACATGGGATGGGCATGGGTAACATTGGATAACGCTCCAAAACCCTTACATCAAGGCCTGCGTAATAGTTTTACCAACAAAACTATTAAAACAAAACTACAAACAGTATTTGATATTATTGATTTAATATAGACTTGATCCATTGTTTGTGATCAATAGCAAATTTTTCTAATTCACGTTTAGTCTGTTTAATTCTGTTGGACACTTCTTGGGTAGGTTCTAATATAGCCTGTGATTTTAGAAAATCAATAAGCGATTTGTTGTCTTTAAACATACCATGACCGTATGCTACACAATTGAATGCGGTTGATTCAAACATAAATTGATTGTTAGGAACGTCCCACAAGGTAAAGAAACTATGCTTGGCTTTATCTTCATAGGCCTGTAGCCAATCAGGTTTGTTATCATCTAAGTAACGCCAGAATTCGCTGTCTCTACGTCCTGTGTTATAAAAGAATCTAATGTATTTAAAAGTGTTTGTATACATTGTTTCTAAAAATTCATTATAGCGTTGACGATCAAATTCTAAAACTTTACCACGATAGACTCTTGTAAACTGATCAATTTCTATCATTAGATGATGTAGACTAGTTGCTTCTAACGGTTCGGCAAATCCAGAAGCTAGTCCCATTGCTATACAATTGCCAATCCATTGCTCTTTGTGGAATCCGTTTTTAAAACTAATCACACGGTCGCTGGCAAGTTCAACATTGTATGTTTTTAACAACCACTGATTGAAATTTTCTTTAGCTTCTTGGTCAGTGGTAAACTTACTTGAATACACATAGCCTGTACCCTTTCTATTACTTAATGGTACATCTAATATCCAACCGTTAGGCGTTGCTTCCGCAGTAGTGTAAGGAGGAATTGTGTCAAAATCTTTAAACAACGGGTTAGGAATCGTCCGGTCAGTGATCAGTTGGTCCGACCAATCTACCCACTCAGATTTTAAATGTTTGAATAACACACGCTCGTAGCCGCTAGCATCAATAAACACATCTGCGGTTAACCTACGACCATCTTGTAGAGTAATAGATTTTATATCTCTAGTTTCTAATACTTCCACTTGTTCTACTATTCCGTCTATAATAGTTAATCTGTCCTTGAATATGTTTTCAATGTACTTACTAACTAATGTGGCATCAATATGTAGAGCATGGCGATATGCTAAATTATTAGCATCAGGTATAAGATTATTTTTAAAATAAAACGGCCCATAATTATAACCGTTATCAAATTGTTTATTAGCAATATCGTAAGCGTCTACAGCACCGTATTCATACAATAACGCTGGCACTTGAGCAATAGCATTATTCAAAGGAAAACTATGGTACCATTCACTACCTTCGTGAGTCCAATTTTTAAATTTTAATCCTAATTTAATTGTAGCATGACAGTTTTTAATTAGGTCAACTGTACTAACGCCCGCACGTTTTAAATATGAGTCAAATACAGGTGTTAAACTTTCCCCCACACCAATGCCAGGGCGTTTGTGGTCGTATACCATGGTAATGTCAGCAGAGTCTTGCCAGTATGATTTAAGATACGTTGAAATCATAACGCCAGCAGTTCCTCCACCGACTACTACAATTTTATAAGTCATTGATAATTCCTAATAGCTTCTAACATTTGCTTGTGTGTTATTGTATGTTCTTGATTAGAAGAATTTGTTGTTGTTAATTCGCTAATAACTTGTTCAGCGTACTCCTGTGTACCGGCAGGTATTGACACATATTCTTCTTTAATTTTGTCAGGATCAAACAACTGTAGTCCGTGTAAAATAAAAATAAAATGTAATTCTTTAAACAATACTGATTTTGAAATTTTCTCAAAATCATCTTCGATTGGCATGTGTTCGCGCCAAACATTTAAATTTTGTTCTAGGCTACTAGGTAGTTTAACTTTGGCAACTTTACGCCAGAACGCAGTGTCTCTCCGTGGGCATACAAAATGTAATGTAATAAAATCTCGAATATTTTCTACAATGTCTCTAAATGATTCATTATATTTTTCTATAGAAGACTGATTATAATTTACAATACGATTCATCAACATAAAACATTGTTGTATGCTAGCTCCAATACTGCTAGCTTCTAAGGGTTCTACAAAACTACTGCTTAAACCAATAGCACAGCAATTTTTAATCCAGGCTTGATCAAGGGCACCTGGATCGTAGGTAATATGTTGGCCTATGGTTATTTCGTGTCCTAAAACTTGTTCTACTTCTGCTTTAGCTTGCTCAGGTGTTAGGAATTCGCTATCATAAATGTATCCATTGCCCCACCTGCCAAATACTGGAGTTCGAAATAACCAGCCATAGTCCATGGCTTTAGCCAACGACCACATGTTGTAATTATCAGTGTCGGGCGTTTGGAATACAATTGCGCTGTTAGTTTTTAAGTATTCTTTGTGAGACACCCATTTTGCTCCTAATTTACTAATTAGGAATTTTTTAAAGCCTGTACAATCTATGTAAAAATCGTAATCGTAACTAGCATCTTGACTAATAAGTTGATCTAGTTCACCGTCTGCGGTTAACGTAGCATCTATAATTTCATCGTGGTATATAGCGATACCCCTGTCTAGTGCGATATCTGTTAAGTAATCATTAAGTTTAAATGTATCAAAGTGATATTGTGCTACTGGAGTTTGATTATTTTCCAAAAACCATTTTTGAATCTTATTATCCCAAAAGATTTCCCCGGATAGCTTTGTCGACGGTTCTTCGTCGCTTACTAATTTTCCGTAGATAAAAGGATATTTTTTATTCCATACTAAGTTGTAACCGTCTTGTATACTGTGCATGTACGGAGGAACGCCCCAGTCTTTAAATACAATGCCTATTTTCATAGTGGCATTACATTTAGTAATCATTTCTCCAGTATTAATTCCTACAAACTCGGCAAATGCCGACCAGTGTTCAGTGGAGCCTTCTCCTACACCTATAATGCCTATGCGCTTAGAGCAGACAATGTCTACTTGATAGGAAGGAAACCGTGTTTTCATAATTAGAGCTGATACAAGCCCGGCAGTTCCGCTGCCTACTATACAAATTCTCATTTAAAAGGACATCCTTCTTCTACTGATTTGATCATCATATCTCGTTTTAAACTTTGTTTCATAAAAGTTTTTGCGCCTGTTGATGTTTGTGTACGCTTAATCCACTCCATTTCATCTATGATATGAGTTCGAACATCAACTTCTTTTTCTGTTAACGGAATTAGATGTATTAACGGTGTTCCTAATTCTAAAATAAACTCTTGCCTAAACTGTGGTAATTCCGCAAATACATGCAAGTGTAAGCAATGTTGGCTCTTAAAGTCAATCACTCCGCCAGCCGAAACAAATTTATTAATTAATACTGGATTGTCGTTACTGGTCCACATTGGTTTTTGTAACAAAAATTTCACACCTGTTGCTTCTTCGATATGCCAAGGAAATACAATTTTTACATGTTGATATCCTTGAAAACCGTCCCACTGTCCGGGCCAATGACTTTCCAATTTAAAAGGATTATCGGCGCTGGCAAATGTGTACTTCCCATCTGGGTTAATAGCAATACTAACATCAGTCCATAACGGAGCCATAACCCCAGTCTTAAAATAATCAACTACTCCAGGACAGCCTTTAATTGTTCCTGAAGGGATACGATGAACAGCATCCGAATCAGGGAGGCGTTTTTCTTCTATGCGCTCGCTGGGAATTTTACGTAGCCACTGTGGATAAAACTTTAAAGACGGTTGTATAGGAGCTGTTTGTGCTATGATTGGATCATATGTGTAACAGTCTAAGACAACTTTTGATTTTTTAAAAAAGAACATTATAATTTTATCTGGTTAAATTGAAAGTTATACCCTGTTAAAATATCAAGCCAGGATACATCGTTAAATGCCCAGAAGCCATGATCTCTAACACGATTATTTTTATTGGGCAAGAATCTACGATAAGTTTCTAATCTTGCTAATAATCTAGCAGAACGTGGTTTACTTGTTTGATACTTCCAAAATTCTGAATCTCTACGTTCACTTAACATGTAGTGTGTATCAATAAAATCTTGTACATCTTCTACAAATTGTCTTACATTACAATTATATCTGTTAGCAATATCTTCATCATAGTACCTGTGTTGTAATACAAATTTTAAAACATTACAACTGGTAATAAACCAAGCAATTCCTGTAGCTTCGAGCGGTTCTACAAAACCGCTACTTAGACCAATTGCTACACAATTACCTTTCCATGGGTTTTTCAACGATCCGCTATGAAAACTAATCTTTTTAATTTCCATATCTCGAGTACGTTCCACTCCCCAGTACTCTCTAAATAATTGTTCTGCTTCTTCATCAGTACAAAATTTATCATTATAAACACACCCAGTGCCTAATCTGGTATCTAAAGGAATGGTCCATATCCATCCGTACTTTGTGGCACTTGCCTGCGTATACGGAATTGTTTCTTTCATTTTATCAACATATGGTAAACGCATGAACAAGGCTGAATTTACATTACCTTCGTATCCGTCCTCAACTACTCCGTCGATAGTTCCAATAAGTTTACGGCTAAATCCGCTACAGTCTACAAACAAGTCGGCAGTTACAGACTGCGTTCCACAACGAATACTTTGAATATTTTCACCGTCGGAGAATACTTCAACGTCGTCGGATTCAATAATATTAATTGAATCTTTTAAAAAATTACGTATGTATGCTGCCGCTTTATCTGCGTCTATATGAATGCCGTATATGCCGTCAGGAGTTGACATATTATTTTTTACACAACGTTCGTAATCGGCATGCACTGTTTTATAATAATCGTGTCTCGGGTAATTAACTGGATCTTTTTGATTAAAATAATGATACTTATGCGCATCTGTATAAAATCCTGTATTTGATATAGACGAAAACGGATGCCAGTAGTCTGTTCCTACAGTATTCCAGTCGGTATAATAAATTCCATGTTTTATTGTAGCATCTGTTTTTTCAAGAAAATCTTTAAAATTTATTCCAGTTTCGGCAATAAGAGTTATTAAATTATCCTGCGTACTTTCACCAACTCCTATATTAGAATACTGAGTTGGCAGTATCATTGTTACTTGAAATTCTGGAAATGTTTTACTGATAGATAATGCCGCAATCCATCCAGCAGTACCACCTCCAAAAATACATACGTTATTAATTTGTTTCATTATGTTATGTTCGGTTTAAGGTTACCAGCAACGGATATACGATATTCGTCTGAGGTGTAAAAAGGGTACACGCTATGTGTTAGTGCGGCTGGAAAAAATAACAGTTTACCTTCCCAGTCTTGGTCAACAGGCAAACTAAATGCGCTGTTCATTCCTAAAATATTACTGTAGTGAAATGTAAATTTTGAAGTTTTTTGTGCAGTATCTTTTATTGCAGGAAAATAACTTTCTTCATCTGTTAGTCGATAAGGAATTCTCATCCATACTACAAAACTATAAATTCCAGTATGAGTGTGTGTAGGATTAAATTCGTGTTTCTTTTGAAAATTGACCCACAAGTTTTGTAAAGCTAAACCTGGAGTTGCTGTAGTAAACCCCCCAGTGTCAACTTGACTTGCGTAATTCCATCGTTCTTCATACATGTTGCCAACTTCTATAACCATTGGCTCTAACGCATCTCGACATGCTTGGTCCAACAGGAATTCTTTTTCTAAATGGCCCACTAAATTTTGTTGATATCCGACAGCAGATGTAAAATTCTCCGCCATCATTTTTTTAATAGATGTGGTTAATACTGCCATTATATCATCAGGCACTTTTACTTCTATCACTCCAATGTTTGGTAAATCTCTAAAATTTGTAAGTAAATTAATCATACTAATCTGATATTTCCAGCAACGGAAATCCTATATTCGTCTGATGTATAAAAAGGATTTACACTATGATTTAAATGCGACGGAAAAATTGCCATGTTACCTTCAAAAGATTTATCAACATCTAATGTATAATGTTGTAATTGTCCCAGGACGTTAGTGTAGTGAAAAGTAAATTTACTAGTTCTAGTAGGGCCGCTTTTAATCTCAGGAAAAACTTTAAGTTCTTCTTGTAAATCATAAGGTATCTTCACCCATATTACAAAACTCATAATTCCAGTATGTGTATGTGGCGGATTAAATTCGTGTTTCTTTTGAAAATTAACCCACAAGTCTACTAACTTTAATTGCTTTTCGCCAACGCCGTTATATTGTTCATCTAGTCCTTGATAGTAATTCCATTTTTGATTATACAAAGAAGACATGTGAAGCAGGAACGGTTCTAACACTGGAATAGAATCTGTTAGGCCAAATTCGTGCGACATATGACCTAATAACAACTGCCGATAATCAAACTCTCCGGCAAAGTTGTTTGCTATCATTTTATCAATTTCTGATTTTAATTGGTCCATAATGGGTTGCGGAACTTGTGCCAGTAGCACTCCGTACGTTGGAAGTTCTCGAAAATCAACCATTATTTTACTGTCATCGACCATAGACCATCCTCAATTATAGCACAATATATATCATATCCGAGCCGCAAGGCTTATGAATTCAGATAAATTATACAAACAAGGAAAAACCATGGCAAAACATATAAAGAAAATTACAATTTTGGGTGGCGGATCTGCTGGATGGATGGCAGCGGCTACTATGATTCGATTTTTTCCCGAACGCGAAATTGTTTTAATCGAGAGTCCAGATGTTCCAATTGTAGGCGTAGGTGAAAGCACACTGGGCGGTATTAGAAATTGGACCCATGCGCTGGGCATTGATGAAAAAGATTTTATGAAGTATACCAATGCTTCTTACAAACTTAGTATTAAATTTACAGATTTTTATGACAAAGACGCAGGAGCTTTTCATTATCCATTTGGCAAGCCTGTTTTATCCGATGCGCCTGAAGGAATAAACGAGTGGCAAGCAAAAAAAATTGTTTACCCCGATACTCCTGTTGACGATTATTGCCGGACCTGGTTTGCGCAGATGCCGTTAGTGGAAGGCAACAAGTATAGTCAAAATAAAGACGGAGATATAGATGACTTCCGCGAAGACACCGACGTAGCATATCACTTTGATGCCATGTTATTTGGTCAGTGGTTGAAAAATAACTATTGTTTACCTAGAGGTGTTAAGCATATCGCGGATACAGTTGTTAACGTAACAACTAACGATGATGGTATTGAAAAATTAACACTTAAATCTGGAGAAGTTGTTACTTCTGATTTATTCATTGATTGCACCGGCTGGAAAAGTATGCTACTCGGCGAAGCACTAAAAGAGCCATTTACGTCATTTGCTGACCAACTACCTAATAACAGAGCATGGGCAGTACAACTACCTTATACTGATAGGTCTAAAGAACTAGAACCGTATACCAACTGTACTGCTATTGGCCACGGCTGGGTTTGGAACATTCCTTTATGGTCGCGCATTGGTACAGGCTATGTTTATAGCGATAAGTTTATCAGCCCAGAAGATGCTCTACAGGAATTTAAAGATCATTTAAATTCATCAAAGATGTCTGTACATAATCCTAATCGTGTAACCGACGACTTAGTCTTCAGAGATATTAAAATGCGTATTGGTATACACGAACGCACGTGGGTTAAAAATGTAGTCGCCATTGGCCTAAGTGCTGGGTTTATTGAACCTTTAGAAAGCAATGGCTTGTTTACAGTACATGAATTTTTAATGTTATTAGTTTCAGCATTAGATCGCCCGCATACCAGTCAATGGGACAGAGACGGCTATAACATGGCCTCCGGCGATATATTTGTTAACATGAAAGACTTTGTTGTACTACACTATGCGTTAAGCGCAAGAGACGATACTAATTACTGGCAAGCTATTTCTAAGAAAACATTCGATCCAGGCATGCCTAATCGAGAAGCTACGTTAAATGCGTCATTTAGCGGACTAGCTCGTAGTAAATACTTTAGTTTTTCCCATCCACTTCCTGGAGGCATACATTGTATTGCTACTGGATTAAATTATTTTGTAATGAACAGACTAAATTTAATTCATTCACAGCATGTTTTTGGAATAGATCCAAAACGACGTGTTGACGAGTTTGTTTTTAGAAGAAAATTCCTACAAGAAAAATGGCAGGC